ATATTTTTCAGAGAGGTACAAGCTATGGGACAGGAAATTATAGGTAGGCGGACTATCCGCCGTTGGTTAGATAACTGGGAACATATACAAAGGCGTGAACCTATGGAAGACCAGGTAAAGGTTAATAGTGGCTGTAAGCCCGCGGACGGAATTACAAACGGTATGCTTAACAAGATCATGCTGGAAATGGCTTACGACCGCTTACCCCTTGAACTTAGGCGGGTTGCTTACTATCGCTGGGTTATCAAAGGACAGTACAGTTTATTACAGACTTTGACTATCTTAGGTCTTACAAAAGACCAGTATTACTACCGTTGCGATCAAGTGGTTAATTCTGTTTTTGAGTTTGTCAATGGGTATAAATAATTTCAGTAGTTTTCTGTAAGACAAAACTAGGCTTGTATTTATTCCGAAAATCTTATATAATAGCATTACAATGCTATTATAATGTACAAATTAAGGGATAGGGAAAACCGGATTTTCTGGGACCTGTCCCTTTTTCTCACGCTGAAACGTCGATTTTCCGAACGACGACACGAAAAAAGGGGG